TGATACTTTTGCTTTCGGCTTCAAACCGAATTGGTATTTGCCCGTTCATTTGGGTGGCTATGGCGTTGATCGCCAATTTGCTCCCTCGGCTTGGAGGATTTCAAAACCTCAACGGGTAATGGCAGCTCATTTCATCCACGATCCCTCGATGGTACTTTATCGCTGTCCTGGAGTTTCAAACTCGGCAGCTGATTTATCGCGCGCAATGGCAAACTGGAGAATGGTTCCAGGAAGTTACGTTCAAGAAGCTGGAGAATCGGATGTGACCGATGATGCTTGGCTGGCAAAACTTTGCCTTGCCGCACGACTGGCGCATCCGTTTGATCTCCCAGAGTCACCCAAAAACGATATCATTCGACAGCGTTTTCTTGGGGAGTCTGACTCTTATCATCTTCTCCGCTGGGCTCGACAATTTCGTCTTCGCCCTGCTGGATTAGAGACAATTGAACGATACTGGAAAGTCAGATTCTTTGCCTTTCAAGTGCCGGCATGTCCGCCGCTTTCAATACTCCGCGTCCCTGATATGTACTTTCAGGTGGATTTCTTCTTACGGACACTGAATGTGTCGATGGGGTTCCGATCATTAATAGCCCAAAACGGTGGAGACCAGAGTCTCCTCAATAATTCCGTGCTAAACAAAACGCCGAGAGACTACACGGCGCTTCCGTTCCAGTCTGAACATTTCCCAGTGGTCGAGAAACGACTCGCGCTGATTGCTCTACGGTCTAAGACCGTTCTCACAGAGCGTCGCAAATTCGTTCCTTGGCAAGTTGAAAAACGGAACAGACGGAAAGGTTTGATCGGGATGTATAGTCCCTCTGTTGGAGAGGTATCCCATGAAATCCAATAAATCTTCAGGACGCAAAGCTTCCGTGCAATCCAAGGCACCGGAGCCACGCAAATCGCGATCTCGGTCGCGATCTCAACGATCTCAAAATGCTAACTCCAAGACAGCAGCTCCCGTCGCTTTCTCAGCGAAGAGCTCAGGTCTCAATCAGAGGAATCTCCAGTCGCGCCGTATTCAGAATGAAGAATACATTGAAATGATCAACGGAAGTACAAGCTTCGCCGTTTTTGACACTCTTGTCATTAATCCGGGGCTTCAGCAGTACTTCCCTTGGTTGTCTGTCCAGGCGCTTGATTGGCAACAATACGTTTTCCACCGTTGCTCGGTTCGTTTCGTCACTCAGACGTCAACTTCTGCAACCGGTTCATTGACTATAGCTCCAAGCTATAATTTTTTGCAACCGGTTCCAGAGAATTTGACTGAGGCGTTGAATACTGCCAGTGCGGTGAATAACGTATGTTGGGAGGCTTTAGATTGTAAACTCGATAAACAGCTTATGTTCCCTATTGGTCCTAGAAAGTTGCTCCGATTTGGAGCGGCTTCTGGAGACCTCAACACGTACGATGCTGCTCGAGTTTTCATTTGTACGAATGGTCAGGCAAACACCAATGCGATCGGTCTTCTTGTCATTAGCTATGACGTAGAATTCTTTGGTCCGCAATACGGTCCGAATGCCCAACTTACGCCTCTCTACTATTCTGTTTTTGGATTTTCCTCGTATCAAACCATACCTGATACTACTCCTACGAACTTGTTGTTCCCCGTTTCATTATTTGACCCTTTAACTGTGGGTCCTCCTGCATCTGGAGTATTTACACCAGGTCACGGAGTTTGGCGTATTTTCTGTTCTTGTAACATATTAAACGCCGACTCGGTGAACTGGAGTGTAGCTCTCCAGATGATGAAGAATGGGTCTATTCAGACCCAATGGGGCGCGTTCGTGGATAATATCAATCCACCAGTGACAACTGTTGTCGGTATCTCTGCAATCAGTCTTTCTTTTTGGGCTGTTTTCGGATCAAATTCGACTGATCAGTTCTCATTTTGTGTCACATCAACTGAGTATGGTGATACACCCTCTGCTGTTTCAGCGTCGGGGACGCTGGTGTCTTGGGAATTAGCATAGTGGCGAGAGTGATTCATGCGCGTTTTCTGTCGCGCTGTGCACTTAGGGGTTGGACTAGCGAGTTCTTATCCTTACCAAAGGAGGACACCTGATGACGAATCAGGTGAACACGACGTTAGGCAGCAATGCCTACCTTCTTGGGGCCCTTGTGATTCTGAATTACAACTGGTTAGTTACCGTTGTGATTTGTAATCCGAATTGAGGCTTTGAAGGCTTCGAATTAAGAATGAAGTCCAAATCCCGTTTTGCGTATTAGTTTGTTCAATCGATGGTTCAGCCCAAGCGACCATGGAACCCCTTTTCCTGGGATGATGCGCCTTGAGCTACGGTTCGGTCCATTTGTAGGAAGTTCACAATTGCGTCAACGCAGTTTTTGAGTGTTGTGAACGGGAGGAACCATCGAAAGGATGAATGAGGCGTGAGACGGAGGATGGACAGGGATAGAATCCCAGTCAACGTTACCGTGGCTCGC